AGCGTGTGCGTCTCCTCGAAGTTGAAGACCGGCATCGTGACGTCCACCCCCGCGACGTTCCCTTCGCCGTCGACGCCTATCGCGCCGCCGAAGTCGGGCGCGTCGTTCGGTGCCTTCGCGGACGTCCCGAGCGACTGGTTCATGTGCATCGTCCCGCCGCCCGTGTCGAACGATGTCGAGTACGAGTCCTCCCCGTCCCCTCCCTCGTCTCCGCCGGACGAGCCCGTGGACGCGTACTCCGCCGTGACTCTCCACGTCGTGGAGTTGACGCGCTCCTCGACCTCGACCGACTCGAACGACATGCCCGTCACGGTCTTCGCCTTCGCCTTCGTCCGGGCGGCCGCGAGAGCAGCGTCCTCGTCGGCCGCGTCGAAGACGAGGTAGTGTATCTCGATCTCCACTATCTCGCCCGAGGCGTTGACCTTCTCGGTCCGCTCGGAGTACGCCTCCTCGACCTTCGCCGCCATAGATGCCTCCCTACTGGAACGTCATGGTTCCGCCGCCGACTCCGTCCTTGAGGAGTTCGGCCGTCTTCTTGGTGTGCTTCGCGATCTCCTGCGTCGCGTTGAGCATGCGCTGCTCCAGCCGGTCGCCCCGGAGGTTCTGCGCGGCCCGCGCGTAGAACGTGCCCTGGGGCTTCGTGACCGCCGTCTGCCTCGCGGTCGCCTCCTGCGCCGAGCGGAGCTTCGACTCGTACTTGTCGACGAGCCCCTCCGCGAGCGAGTAGGCGTCCTGCGCCTTCCTGATGCGCGACTCCTCCTCGTCCGTGACGTCGCCGTCGGCCTGCGCGTCGGCGAGCGCCTTTCGGAACTCCGCCTTCGCGGACGCGGCCGCGACCTTCGACTGCGAGACGAGGTCGTTCAGCATCTTCATCCCCGCCGCCGCGTCGTCCTTAAGCGTCGACTCGACCCTGCGGTCCGTCTCGCCCTCGGAGCGCCGCCGCTCGATGTCATCCGCCGTCCGGTCGAACGACTCCTGGAGGTCGGCGATCTCCCTGTCGAACTTCCGCTTCGCCTTGGCCTCCGCCGTCTTTATGCGCCGCTCCGCCGTGGCGTCGACCTCAGAAAGCCGTCCTTCGAGGTCGGCTATCTTCTCAAGGTCCCTGTCCTTCTTCGACTTCTCGTAGGAGAGCATCGTCTGGATGAGCGCCTTGTACTCGTCTCTTAGCTCACGTATGTCCGAGACCTCGTTTTCGAGTTCGCTCCTCGTCTCGCGGATGAGCCGCTTCTCGATGTCCGAGGCTTTCTTCGCCGCCGAGTCGGCCTCGTCGGACGAGGCATGCTTCTCCGAGCGTCCCTGATTGACTTTCTCCTCCAGCTGCTCGTGTTCGGTCTTGCCGCCCGTGAGCGCGTCGACGTCTCCGCCCCTGATGGCCTCAAGGCGCTTGTTCAGGGCGAAGATCTTTTTCATCTCCTCCCTGACGCGCTCGCCGTTCGCATGGATGTCGTCCGCCGCCTTGCCCATCCGGAAGGTGATCGTGTTCCAGGCGCTCACCCAGAAGCCGGTCAGCGAGTCGTTTTCCTCGCCCAGCTCGCGGATGTTCTTCCGCGCCTCGGCGATCTCGGCCTCGATCTGGTGGATCGCCTGCGCCTTCATCGCCTCGTTGAAGCGGATCTGCGCATCAGCTGCCATCGTGATCGAGTTCGTCGCATGGTCGATGGCGATGCCGAGGTCTCCGTAGCGGCCCTTGAGCTGGTTGGTCAGTTTCTCCGCCTCCGCCATCTCCGCGTTCGAGAGCGATTCCTTCTCCGCGAGCTGCTGGAGCCGCTCCATGCGGAGCTGGTCTGTGCTTCTCAACTGGTCGCCCTTGTCGCGCAAGGTCTGCATCCTGTCGGAGAGCTCCGCCGTGTGCTTCGTGGCCGAGGCCATGTAAGCGCACAAGCCCCCCAGCGCGGCGACCACGCCGATGAGTATCCACGTAATCGGGATGGCGCAGAACGCGGTTGCTGCAGCGGACGCCGCGAGGTAGCCCGCCGCCACTACCTTGGTGGTCGCGGCAAGGGCGACGTTCGCCGTAGCCGCCACACCCGCCGTCAGCGCGGCCTTCGCATGGGACAGGGTAAGCGCCCGTCCGACCGCCGCGAACGCCACGTGCGCCGCCGTAGCCGCCTTTGCCGCGATTGTGCCGATTGTCTCGGCGGCGGCATGGGCTTTCGCGCTCACCGTGGCGGCGATAGTGGCCGCATTGAGGCTCTTCATGGCGGCTGTGACCGCCGCGAAGCGGCTTGCTATCGCGGACTTCGCCGCAGCCGCCGCCTCCGCGTTCGACATCAGCACCAGACTCGCCGCTATCTGCTTCGCCCGGCTGTCTATCGGGAGGTTCAGGGCGGCAAGAAGTCGTCCCGTTCCGACCATCGCGGGGATGGCAGCGTCCCTGTACGCCGTGAACGCACTCGCCATGAGCGAGAACGAACCGCGAAGCACGGCTATCTTCGAGACAAGCGCCGCCTGTACTCCCGCGAAGGCGGAAAACACTCCTGCCAAGACGTCGATCCCGCCCGAAAGCACACGGCTCACCGAGCCAATCGCGAGAAGCGCCGCTCCCAGCGCGGCAATCGAGCCGACCGTCGCGGCGACCGAGACGACAAGACCCTTGTTGGCTTCGATCCATCTCGTGAAGGAGTTAATGGCCGCTGTCACGCGCTCGACCATCGGCTTGAGCGTCGAGTTCAGGGCTTCGCCCGTGGCGTTCATCGCGCCCTCGACTGCGGAACGGAAGAGACGGAACGATCCGCCTATCCCCGCGTCCATCGCCTTTGCGGTCGCGTCGGCCTGTCCGCCCACGTCCTTCAGCTTCTCAAGAAACGCGTCCAGCTCCTTCACGTCCTTCGTGAGCGACATCCCGGACATCATGCCTCGGACGTCGAACACGTCCTTCATGAAGGCGAGCCTTTCCGCCGTAGGGAGCTGCTTCGTGGCGATGGCGATGTCGCGCATCACCTCCGACATCTTGCGGAGGTTGCCGTTCGCGTCGGTCGCCTCGACTCCGACTTCGCGGAGAACCTTCTGAACCTTCACGTCCGCGAACTGGACGTATGCCTTGCGGAGCGCAGTTCCCGCGAGCGATCCCTTGACGCCCATGTTCGCCATGACGCCCAAGGCGGCACACAACTCGTCTAATGTCTCGCCCGCCGCCGCAGCCTGGGGACCTGCCATCTTGAGTCCCTCGAAGAGGTCTGTGAGCGTCTGCGCCGATCCGTTGGCAGTCGCGGTGAGAATGTCCGAGACCTTCGACATCTTGGACGCCTCAAGCCCGAATATCCGCATCGAGTTTGCCGCGATGTCGGCGGACTCCGCAAGCTCCGTGCCGGTCGCACGGCTCAAATTGAGAACTGAGGAGATCGAGGCTTCAATCTCCCCACGGTCGAATCCCATCCGACCCAGCGCGATCATCGCGTCAGCCACTTGCTGCGCGGTGAAGGACGTCTCCCGCCCCAGCCTCTGCGCCGTCTTGGTGAGGCTGTCGAAAGCCTCTCCCGTCGCGTTCGTCACCGCCTGGACGAGACGCATCCTGTCGTCGAACCCCGCGAACGACTTTTCCGCCATTGCGAAAGGAAGCGACAACGCCCCGCCGAAGGCGAGCATCTCGCGCCCGAGGGCGGTGCATGTCTTCCCGAAGGCGCGAAGCTCCGCCTGCGCCCCCGCGAGGTTCTTGCGGAAACGCGAGGTCTCGGCGGTCACCTCGACATACGCCTTGCCCGCCTTGATGTTGGCAGTCGCAGCCATCCGCTACCTCCTTTCGCTTTCGATGAAGTCTTCCGCCACGGATTCGAGCATCCCGATCCGTTCCCTCTTTTCGTACTCTTCGGGATGCCTCTCGCGGAGCGCCACCGCGACTTTTAGTATCTCCTCCGCGAGAACCTTGAGCCGCTCCACGGCGTATGCCGCGCTGATGAAGTCCGTCATGGCCGACTCCTCACGAACGCGGCCACAAGCGCGTCCTTCATGTCGGCCCCTCGAAGGACGATTTTCTTCTCCTTCGGGGCGAACGGGTTGAAGTCGGCAGGCTTGAACGGCTGTCCTCTCTTCGGGTCGCGCTGGAGGTTCGCCATGAGAGCCATCTGCGAGGACGCAATTCCCCACTCGAACCTCGCGCGTCCGTCCGCCATCAGCGCGAGTTCGCGCAGCGTGAGCGGGTTCGGGTCTACTCCGCAGATCCCCGCGAGGCGGCAGGCGGTTTCAAGGAGGTCTTCAGACGCTCCTCGAACTCGGGGCTTTCCAGCACCTTCTTGAGAACCTCCGCGCTCTCCCTCTCGTACTTCCTTGCGAGGTCGACTGCCTTCCGAAGATACAGTCTCCTCGCCCCTGGGAAAAAATCTACGAGTTCGTCGAGAAACGCCCGCGTCGCCTCCTCGATGGAATCCCCCGCGAGGGAAGATCCGAAATCGTCATCGGTCACCCCGGCCGGTTTCGCCTGTCCCTCGCAGAGAACCCACAGTATGTCGACGAGGAGGATCGGGTCGTTTGCGACGCGCTCCAGCGTGTCGGTGGAAACGCTCCCGTCCTTGTTTGCGGAAATGACGTTCACCAGGTCGATTCCGAGAGTGTCGCGCACTCGCTTCATCTGCCGGATGTTCAGTTCGACTTCCCAAATCCGTCCCTTGCTGTCGGTAAAGGTCTTCATGTGTCGGTTTCCTTTCCATTGGATGTTTCATTCAGGAAGCGGCCCGGTTACGAGCCGCCTCCGTCCTTCCAGGTCGGCGCACGCGAGACGAGCGTCGGCTTGCACGTTACGCTCACCGTGAGCGCCTCCTCCAGCGGTTCGGAGCGCGAGAACGACGTCACCACGAAGTCGGCGTCGAGGCCGTTTCCGTCGCCATCAGAGGCGAAGAGCGCAATCGCGGTGTTGTTGAAGTAGGCGTTCTTGATCGCCTTGAATCCGGCGTCCGCCGTGTCCCAGACCATCTCGAACTCCAGGGACGCGTCCTTCAGCGTCGCCGCCGTGATGCGCCAGCCCTCGGCGGCGCGGGTCGTGATGTCCGCCTCGCCGGTCTCCAGGTTCAGCGTCACGTCCTTGCAGTTCTTCATCTCGGAGTTGGCGGTAGCGCCAGCAGCCCCGTGGAAGAGCTTTGCATCAAGTCCAAGTTTGTATGCCATTTGGTTTTCTCCTTAGTGTGTTCAAATCACTTCACAGCTCCGTCCCACATCCTTGCAAGGTGCGGTACGGACTCCTTGAGCGACGGCCCCATGAGGGGTCGCTTCGGATAGCGTTCCCTTCGGTACTTTCCGCCGAATTCGTGTGCGGACATAGACTCGCCGACGAATCGGAAGCCGGGTCCGACAAGGACGGACTTGCCGTCCCGCTCCAGCCCGAAGAGGAGTCCTCGCTTCAAGAGTCCATGCCTCGAATGGGGCGGCTGCCCCGGCTGCGACGGCTTTGGGCTCGTCACGACCTTCCGCTGCGCGACGCGGCGCACGTATGCGCCCGCGCGCTTCAGGAACTCGCGGCTTGCCCTCGCCATCCAAGCGACAAGGCCGTCCTCGTCGAACTCGATCTCCGACTTCACCCGGCACCCTCCGACACGCGGTGTTCGTTGACCTCCTTGAAGAGGAGTTCAATTATGCCCGTAAACTGGCGGCGTTCCCTCATGTGGTCAGGGACGTACAGGGGGGCGTGGTGCGCCTCGACGCACTTCGCCCCCTTTACGGTCGTGTGCAGGAAGTCGAGCGCAAGCGTCTGCACGTAGTTGACGAGGTCGACGAGTTCGTCTTCCGTCGTCTTCCTGAGAACGCCCACCTGCACGGTGAGAAAGTCCTCGCGGAATCCACGCGCCAGCATCTTGTGCTTGATCCCCACGGGAACGACCACTATGCGCGTCCGCTCCTTCACGTCCTTGAGCGAGTATTCGGGCGCGAGTTCCACGTCCGCCTCTCCGATCCTCTCGGCCACTCCATGTGCAAGCGAAATGATGTCGACCATGTCCCGCCTCCTTGTCCCTCACTCAATGCGACATTCCCTTGACCACCTCGAACACGAGCGTGGCGACTGCGGAAAGAAGCGAGATTATCGCAGCTCCCATCGCCGCGTGCAGGGTCTTTTGCAAGCCTGTCGCCGTCGAGCATGGAGGCGTGTGGTGTGCGCCGTCGGCAAAATGCATCTTGACCATGCCCTTGAGTTCGGCGATGTCCATCCTCGCCCGCGTCAGCCCCTCCCAGAGTTCGGGGAAGCCCGGAGGCATCTCCGGGTGCTGCTGTTCGTTTGCCGCCATAGTTTCATCCTCCCGTATGCTTTGCGTGGATTCGGTAGGCCGTGTGGAACGCATCGCTCCACCTCCACGCCGGTTCGCCGGCGGGCGAAAGGACTTCGTATGTGTGCCCGAGGAACCCGATCTCGTCACCGACCTGCGGCTCCGAGGGAAGAAGCTCCTTCGGCACGATGAAGTCCCGCGTCTCGATTCGCGTCCAGACGCCGTCCACGTCCGTTGCGCGGAACACCGTCCGCCCGACGACTGCACGGATCGTGTGCGCCTCGCCGCCGAGTGGCGTGTAGCCGACTTCGGCGGCGAGGCTCTGCATCTGTATCGCGCGCATATGCTCGATGGCGGACTTGATCATGTCAGTTCAGTCCCTGGCAGAGTCTGACGTACACGAGCGCATCACCGGCAGCGGCAAGCGCGACCGCATGGCCGAG